AAAAAATATTTAAACTATTGTTATTAACAATAGGATAACAAACTGGGCATTTTATTACATAACTTCTAAAATATTGTGTATGTTCAAATACACTATTGCATTTTCTGCATTTCAATTTTGCAACACCTTTTGTTCCAATTTCATCATTTAATAAAATTAAATCCAAATTAATCATTCTATTCCTAATGTTTTCTAATCTTATTTTCCCTTGTTTTTCCTTATAATGATTAGATTGAACATATGATGCTACCCCATATTTTTCTAAAATATGAGCCTTCATATTATCTTTTGTTTTTTGTAATTTAAGTGAACTATCAACCCCATATCTTTCCAGCATTGTATTTTTAACTTTATCTTTAAATTCATCTAACCTTAAATGAAATCCTCCATATTTTTCATTCAAAGTAGTATTAAATTTATCTCTATTATTATAATTCACATCCCCATACCTTTCAAGTTTTGTCTGGCTTCTCTTTGCAACAATTTCATCTTTATTTAATTCAATAGTGTCTTTCATTGATGAAATTGTTTTATTCTTCATATTTTCATTTTTCATATAATGGTCAACCCCATATCTCTCAATTGAAGTTTGTTTTATTTTATCTTTAACAGAATCAAGTTGAAAATTAGATGTGACCCCATATTTATCCATCATTGCTTTTTTTGATAAATCAATTCTATTGTGTTTATTAACATCTATTAACCCCCATTCTTTTCTACATTCATCTGAACATAATTTATTAGGTAGTATTTTTCTAACTTCAAATTCATTATCACAGTGAACGCAATTTCTTTTTTCCCAATACTTTGGGTTTTTTTCTTTTTTTTCCATCTACTAGTTGTTTAGAATATAAATATACAAAAATAAACCAAAAAACAAAACCCCCAAATCTAATTAAAGAAATGGGGGTTTTTGTATTAAAAATTAATCATTATACATCTTCAAATGAAGCACCAGTAGGGGTTATAACAAATTCAAGGCTTATAAACTCAAGAGACCTTGTAGGTTTAATATATATTTTTCCACTCATTGTATTTCTATCAATATCCTCTGGGTCATTTGAAACTGTTACACGGAAATCAGTTAAACCACGATCCCTTCTAATTCCATCAAGAATTGGATTTACGGTATCCAAAAACTGTTGGCGGACTATCTGGTCATTTTGTTCAAAAAGAAGCCTCACAGCCACAGCAGAGATTAATTTACGTGCTTGCAATAACAACCTACGAACATTAATTCTATTTAATGCTGATTCTCTAACTTGCAAGGTTTTATTTCCCCAAATGACAGTATTCACATCAGAGAATGTTGCAATTGGATTTATTCTTCCTTGGTATAAAGTATCTCTATCATCTTGTGTTAACTTTAATCTTGCTTTAACTGAATTAACTAATCCCCTATTATAACCTGCTGATGCAAACCAAGGGAATGCCACATTATCAGTTAATGCCAAGTTTCTACAAACTTCTGCTGTTGGTGGAATATACACTTGTGTGTTATTCACTTGGTCTCTAACCAAAATCCAAGGATAATATGTTGCTGTATAATTTGAATCAATGTTTGTTTCCTCCAATGATACAATGGATTCTTGGGGGTAAATAACATCATTCACATTTGTTGTTAAAAGATTTGCATCAGGTGTTGTAACAATATAAATGGAGTCTGCTCTATCTGATTCAATCATATCAATGGCATTTTCAACAAGATTGCTATTATTCACATAATCTATACCTGGGGTAACAAAAACATTTATGTTTGTTGATTCTGGATTTTGGAATGTTAAAATCCCTTTGTAATATGCATAATAATCTGTTGTTGCAAAATCAACAGTACCATCACCTTCTGTTATTTCCTTAAATGTTCCTTGACCAGTTGCCGCAGCATATTTGCCAGGAATAGATAATGCTCCCCTCATATAGTCTGTTCCACCAATTTGATAAGAATCACCATTTGTTCTTTTTTCAGAATAAACATCCCAACCATCAAAACCGCCTTCAAATAACAATGTGAATTTTCTTGAATATAGGTAATAGTAAGGATTTGTATTATCCTCTGGTTCAACATTGAAACTTCCTGTACCAACCTCAAAGGCGGTTTGACCACTTGTTGTATAAGCATTTGCAATAGTAACAACTGTTGCACCTGAATCCATATGGAAACCTTTTGTAACTACATTCCATTCTGTTCCATCTGCAATAATACTATTTGGTTTTTGTTTTCCCTTATAACCCAATAATGAATTGTCATATCCATAACTTGTTGAAAACCCAAGATAAGTTCTTTTAACATTATCAGCAGGAACAGCATTTGATGCTGCAAAAGGTTCATTGTTAACCACCTCATTATTGAAATAATATTTTGTCTTATATAAAACAGTTGGTGATAATTTTGTTCCGTACTGTCTGTGGGGATATCCCATAAATCCACAAGGGATTGCATCTGATGGAAATTCATCTCCCATTTCAAGCATAATATATTTTGAAATTAAATTATATTTGCCATCACTTGTTCCAATCTTCTTGCCTATGAAACTATTTTGTGTTTCATCCAAAGTACAATTTGTATATTTCTCCAATACAACTGGTGCAATATCTGAATCATAATAACTTCTAACCAATACATCAAATGTTCTATTCTTGAATGACATATTTATGATTGAAACTTTTGCTTCAGTATTGGCATTGCTTCCATCAGAAATTGAAATAAACTTGAATAGGTTATAAACTTTATTTCCTCTCAATTCAGAAACCACAAATGGTGTCTTTGGGGATTGATATTTCTCAAGATACCATCCAATAGAAGTTGCTCCTCCTGTTCTTGCTGATGGTAAATAGGTCAAACTTGTTTTCAAACCTCTAATATAACCAAGTTTATATGCTTGATTCAATAAAGTTGGATAATGCTCCTCAACAAAAATTGGCACATCATTTCTATCCTTACCAAAATTATCCGTTCCCAATACATTTGTTATGTAATTTGAATTTGTTGGTTTTAATGAAACATTAAATGTAAAGTTTGAATTGCCTGTTGTATTCCCACTTAAAACAAAATTTCCAAAGGGATCACCACTCATTGTTGTGCTATTTGTTCCATCAATTGTTAATGTATTAGCACTTAAACTATAAATCTGACCATGATTTGTGGAGGTATAACTTGTTATACCTCTTGACCTAACTGTTGCAACAACCATATCACTATAACCTGTATAGGCTGTTCCAGAGAATACATAAGTGTTTCCTGTAACTGTTCCTGTGAATGACCCAGTAACTTGATTCCAAGCAGATGTGTTATAATAGAAAGAATAGCCATTATAATTATTAGTGTTTGGTTCATTTGTGAATGTTGCATAATTCCAAACATCATTTTCATCAACTGGTGTTCCATTTGAATTTAATGCAACTGTTGTTCCAAAGTAGTTATAACTTGTTAATCCTGATTGTGTTGAACCTGTAATTGAATTATACACAGGTACTGGCAATGAACCATAAGTTGATGTCTCACCTGTTAAGGTGTTTGAGCCTGCCACATTATTTGCAAATGTCTTCAAATCATCATAGAAAGTTGATACTACACCTGTGCTATTTGTATAAGTGTCAGATGAGAATGTTGTAAGACTTACACCATTTGGATATGTTCCACTCGTTATAACAAATGTTCCAGTTGTTCCACTTGTTCCTGTAAATGAAATGGAAAATGTTGGACCAACACCAGTTGTTCCTGTCAACCCAATAGTTGAATTATTCACATTTGCAATGGTTGTTATTGACCATGATGGGCCAGCATCATAACCAGATAATCCCAATACTCTTGTAACATACAACTGATTTGATTGTTGCAAATATGATTTTGCAATATATGCTGATTCATATTTTGGTATTTGTGTGTTAATATACTTTTCAGGTGATGTACCACCAAAAAAAGTTTGAAATTCATCATAACTTGTGATAAAGATAGGCTCAAATGCGGGGCCTTTAATAGTCTCACCGACCATTCCCAATGTGGTTACACCAATACTCTGAGAAACAAAACTTAAATCTGTTTCAGAAGTATATACACCAGGGGATACGAATACTTTTTGATTTGCCATTATTATTTTTTATTTATTCATATAAATATCTAAAAAATAATCAAAAACTATTACTCCTTTATTCTTTTATTACTAAATTTTGATTCTGTTTCAAAAACTTGACTAATTCTATTTATTGCAGGCTTAACTTCAAATTCTTCTTCATCAATTAAAAATCCCAACATTGTAAAATCATAGGATTGAATATAGAATTTTCTGCTATCAGTATTAATTTGCGATTCATCTGTTATATTGGTTGAAATGATTGGTATATAATGCCCATTAATTGTTGCATATGCTTGTCTGGATGAGAATTTTTGCAATACTTTTGTATTGAATTTATTCAAATCTCTAATTCTATTTGTAATTATTTTAACACTAAAATTTAAATCAATTGGTACTGGTTGTGGAATTGAATAAATATCAAATCCATTTCTTTGTCCATCCCATGTTGGTACGCTTGCAAAATAAAAGGGTTTTCTATTAGGAATTGTATATTGTGTTGCTGGGTTTGTTCCATATTTGGAATCATTCATTCGCACCAATGTAATGAATGGTGGAACTGGATTATTATCTTCATCAATGAATGTCCAGGTTTCTGTGTATTGCGACCAATTCTGTGTGCTAACTATTCTATCTAATGTTTGTATTATTTTTCCCTGTGATGTTACTTGCAAATCATTTTTAACAAAATCAAGCATTCCCCTATCCAAGTCATCATGTAATAATGATTTTGGCAAATAAGTTCCATTTTTGGTTATATCATCTAATAATTCCTCTCTTCTTTCAAGTAGGGTTTTATCATATGTGATATCCAAATCTGTTTTTATCTTTTTGGGTAATGGCATATTATTTCTTTAATTTCTCTTCATTATTATGCCCACATTTATGACATATATAAGGATCGTCACCACCATCTGATAGTTTCCAAGACCATTCACATTTGTCACAAATAACTCTTGTTTTTGTTACAATTTCAACAATATTCTTTAATTGTTCTTCTGTTATATGTATTTTGTTCATAACCCTCTAAATTCATCTTTATTTACAAATGTTGCGACAACTGTCCGGTAGAATGGTTTATAACCGCCATAGGTATGTTTATTATCCATATTCACAATACCATCATCAATAACAGAATAATATCTAACTTTATCTTCTGTAATATAATAACCTAAATAATCACCTTTTAATAGTTCAACATTTAGGTCATCAATTTGCTTTTGGTAAAATGAGAATTTCATATTCCCGGGTTCTTTCTGTTCAACTTTGGAATTTCCAAGTTGTTTTAGTGTTGATTCGGTAATTTGGACAACGCCTTTTAATTCAACTGGTGGCATAAAGACAATTCCATCTTTTGGTGCTTCACCATATATATCATCTTTTTTTGTCTTCTTTCTGTCTATTCTATATAATACGACACTCATATTTAAATCACCACCTAAATACTCCATACCCATCTCAATATCCAGATTAAAATCCTCTTCCCCAAAAAACTTACCAATCCTTGATATTGGAACTAATTTTGCCATTACTTTTATTTATAATATATAAATATATAGGACTTAATAAATTGATAATTTGTTTGATTTTTATTATATTTAATTTTATGTAAATTACTTATGGCAAAGAAAAAAATAACAAAAGATGAGGTTTTAGAAATATTGAAAAATTATAATGGAAGTAATAATTATTTGATTAATATTCATTATTTATATTTAAACAATCCAAATTTTTCATTGACTGATAGTCAGATTGAGTATATAACATCATTTAATGAAACAAAACCAAAGGTTGCAAGAAAATGGGTTGAATTGGATTCTTATTATGCAAAGATGATTGCTGATGATAAGTTATTGGTTAAAATCCCAGAGAAAATGTGGGTTGAGAAATTATTGGCTGAAAAGGAGAAATCATATCATATTTTTGGTAGATTTTTTGAAAATGATAACTTAAATCTTTATTGGATTCCAAAGGATGCAATTGTTGTGGATAAAACAAATAAGAATGTTGTTGTTGATTATGAAAAGTATTCACATAGAATGCCATTTGAACATCAAAAGGAGGCAATTCAAAAGTTGCTTGAAAATGATAAGTTTATTTTGGCTGATGACATGGGACTGGGTAAAACTAGTTCAGCAATTATTGCCTCAATTGAGACAAAACCAAGTAAAACTTTAATTATTTGTCCAGCAAGTTTAAAACAAAATTGGAAAAGAGAAATTGAAAATTATTCAAACAAAGAAATTTATATTTGTGAGGGAAAAAAATATGATGATTCTGCTGACT